GCTCGCTCTCGGTCTTGGTCTCGGCGTCCTTCCAGATCGTCTCGGCGTCGGTCGCCGACGAGCGCACCGTGTCGCCGAGCGTCAGGAAGGCGAGCCGCATCGCCTCTTCCCAGCCCTCGCCGAAGTCCCGCTGGCGGCGGAGCGCCTTCGCCACGAGGCCGGTCTCCGCGGCCCGCAGCGACTCTCCGGACGGGAACGAGCCGGCCTGGCCGAGAAGGTAGTGCGGCGGCGTGCGGGTCGTGCTCGCGATGATCTGGATCGTCTGCTCGATTGAGCGGACGTAGGGGCCGAGGTCGGTGGCGTCGAACGTCCCGAACTTCGCGTCCGGCGCGGCGGTCGAGGCCCAGCGGTCGATCGCCGCCTTCCAGGGCTCGAGCGGCCGCCCGCTCTCCGGGTCCACCGGGATCTCGATGCCGGTCGCCCACCGCTGGCGGAACGCGCCCGTCTCCGAGGCGAGGAGCATGTCGAGATACAGCTTGTTCAGCGCGTCCTGGAGCGGCAGGACGGACGCGATCTCGCTGGTGCCGACGCCGTCGAGCGAAGGATCGTTCGCGAGCGGCACGATCGGCACGACGCCGAGCGGGTTGGGCAGCGGCCACGCCTCGCCGGGGACGGCTCGGGGCTCCCAGCCGCCGCTGTTGAAACGGCCGTCCGAGCCGCGGCCGTTCGTCGTCCACTGGTACTTCTCGAGCCGGTCCGGGAAGTACAGGGTGGCGAGCTTCGTCCCGTTGAGGGCCTCCCACTTCTTCAGCGCCGCGACGCGCTCGAGCGGATCGTCCCCGTAGGCCACGATCACCTTCGCCGGGTCCTGGACGCGCAGGAGCGGGGTGTCGTCGCCGGGCCAGACGAGCACGGATGCCTCGCCCGAGATGAGCGCCTCGCGGTGGGCGCGCTGGCTCTGCTCGTCGAGCTGGTTGGCCTGCCAGATGTCCCAGGCGTCGGAGTCGGCCTGTTGGCCTGCCTCGCCGAGCCGGAAGCCGGTGACCGTGAGGCGTTCCTCGACGGCCTGAACCACGAGCTTGCAGAAGTTCGCGGAAAAGTGGCGGAACCGCTGGGCGAACGCCGACCGGAAGTCGGTGGACGCGAAGGCGAGCGGCTGGTCGCCGGCGTAGTAGCGGTGGAGCAGGTCGAGCGCAGGCCGGCGGTTGTCCAGCCGCTTGCCCAGCTCCTCGAGCCACCAGGCGGAAGTCTCGATCTCGGCCATCAGAACGTCACCAGCTTTCGGGAGACCGGGGGAGGTCCGGAGGGAACCAACATGCGGGCGCGGGCCATGATCGCGGCCACGTGACCGTCGATGCGCTCGGTGCTCTTGTCCTTCGCCGGCTTCATGTTCCCGGCCGCGTCCTGCTCCACGACGAGGTTGGAGGCCATCCAGCGGAGTACCGGGTTGCCGCCGTGGCGGAGCCGGCCGGCAGCGATATCCGAAAGCCATTCCTTCGTCGGGGCGGTCATGGTCGCGAAGCCCTGCCCGATCGGGATACAGCGGGCTCCGTCGCTCATGAGCTGAGTCACGAGTTGAGTGGCGTTCCAGCGGTCATAGGCGATCTCGCGGATGTCGTAGAGCTCGGCGAGGGCGCGGATGTCCTCTCGGACGCGGTCGTAATCGGTGACGTTGCCGGGCGTCGCGGTGATCCAGCCCTCGCGGACCCACACGTCATAGGGAACGTGGTCGCGGCGGGAGCGGATGGCGATGCCCTCCTCCGGTGCCCAGAACCGCGCCAGGACGTCCGTGAAGCCATCGGGTGCCTCGTGAAGCATCAGGAAGGCCGTCAGGTCCGTCGTGGACGCGAGGTCAAGCCCAGCGGTCACCACGGCGCCGGGAGGAACCATCGCCTCGGCGGCGCAGGCGTCCCAGCGGCTCATCTCGACGGCCCCGACCGATGCCTCGGTCCACTCGCAGAAGTTGAGGCGGCGGACGAGTGCCTGCTTCGCCGGCATGTCGAGAGCTTCCTGCACCTGTTCACGGAGGTAGCGGAGCGTCACGGTCACGCCGAGCAGCGGGTTCGCCTTCGGCCAGACGGCCTCGTCGGTCCAGTCGTCGCCGGGGTCCAGGGCGGCGATGTACGCGAACCACGAGTCGTTCGGCGTGGTCCCGTCCAGAACCTTCCGGCTGTACTCGTGGTGCTGCCAGCACACGGTATTCCGGTCGTATCCGCTGTTCGTGATCTCGAAGATAAGCGCGTCCGGGTCGCCCTTCGTGCCGGCCCGCATCTTCTCGACGACGGCGGCGGTCCGGTGCTCGTGGATCTCGTCGAGCAGGGCCATGTGGACGCGCTTCTGGTCGAGCGAGCGTGCTTCGGAGCTCACCGGGCGCATGTACGAGCCGTTCGCCATGACCGCGAGGTTGTGCGCGCCCACGTCGATCCGGCTGGCGAGGGCCGGCGAGCCGGCGACCATCTGCGAGGCGTCGTTGAAGAGGTACTGGGCCTGGTCGCGCGTCACCCCGGCGGTGTAGACCTCGGCAGCCGGATGGCCGTCGGCGACCGTGCCGATGATCCCGACTCCGGCCGCCATCGGCGTCTTGCCGTTGCCCTTGCCCTCTTCGACGTAGGCGGTGCGGAAGCGCCGCGAGCCGTCGGCGAGCTTCCAGCCGAACAGGCTTCCGACGATGAACTGCTGGCTCGGCTGGAGCTCGAACGGCTCGCCCGTCGGAAGGCGGAGGAAGGTGAAGAAGTCGATGGCCCGCTGGGCGGCGTCGCGGTCCCAGACCAGTCCGCGCTCGTGGCCGTGGGCGAGATCGTCGAGGTGCCGCTGGCACGCCTGCCGGACGAGCCCGCCCGCCACGATGCGACCCGCGAGGACATCGCGGGCGTACTTGGCGACGGGATCGGGCGGGCGTCCTGCCATCAGGTGCCTCGGAGGGAGCGGCCGGCGAGCGGCGCCATACCGAGGAGCTTCCGGTCCGCCGCCGATTCCGTCCCCATCCCAGCGCGGGAGGCGGCGTTGGACCTCCTTGCGCCCTCCTCGGCCTGTGCCGCGGTCCGGTACTCCGACGTTCCGCGGCCATTCGGACCGATGATCCGAAACCGATCAGGACCCCGCCTCTGGACCGTATATCTGGGTGTCATCACGTCCCCCTCAGCGAGCGGCCAGTCACGGCACGCCAGACATCGGACGACCGGCGTCCGGCGCCGTAGCCGCTGATGACCTTGCCGCCGGAGAACTCGAGGTCCATCGCCGACGCGGCCCGCTGCGCTCGCGCCTGACTCTGGTACTCGTTCGGGAGTCGGTTGCCGGTCAGGACGTTCCGAATGCGGAAGCCGCCGAGCCCGTAGCGGCCACGTTCGACGACGTAGGCTGGTGTCATCACGTCCCTCGCAGCGAGCGGGCGGACCTGGCTTGAGGATCTCGGACGGGGCGGATGCTCACGCGGCGGGTTCGCATCACGCCGTTCTCTGTCGAGGCGATCTGCACCATCCCGCCCCGCTGGAGCCACGGCTCCCCGTTGTACCCAGTCCGGCCGTCTCTCCAAGTAAACTGCTGCGTCATGGCTCACGTCCCCCTAAGCGATCGGCCCGGACGCCAGCCGCCGGCCCGCGACTGCGCCTCTTCGGCGGCCCACATCCGGTCTTCGTAGCTCTGCGTGGTCATCGAGCGGGCCCGGCTGGCCGTCTGCCGACGAGCGGCGGCCGCGGACTGGAACGAGCCGAACCGCTGGCGGATGGTCGGCGTCATGGCCTAGGTCCCGCGGAGGGAGCGGTTCGGATTGTGCGGGCCAATCATCTGGTTAGCCAGCGAACGCTGGAGCGCCGCCGCCCCAGGCCCCCCGCTCCGCAGAATGGCGTCGGCAGCCCGGACTTCGGACGCGGAGAACTGCCGGGTCATGCCGTTGTTGCGCTGGTCAATGTTCCAGAGCGTCGTGGCGGCCCGCCGAAGGCTGTCACGGGTTGCCTCGTAGTCCCTCAAGGGTTCCGCGCGGACTGCCGCGCGGGCTCGGCGATCAGCGCGTGCGAGTGCCTGTGCGAGCGTCATGGCCTAGCCTCCTGCGATCCGGCGGATGGCCGGCTTGGTGGTGAGGAACTTCTCGAACGGATCAGCGGTCGGCGACTGCTTCACCCGGATCTGGCCGCGGCTCGATGGGGTCGCCCCGATCTCGCGGGCGGCGAT